TTATCTTATGCTAGACAAAATCCTAATGCATTTGTAGATAATTTATTTCCTATTAAACCGTTACCAACTGAAAGAAAAGATGGTTGCATTCCAATTAACGCTAATAGATTAGTAATGTTTACTGAAAGTAGTGACGTAATAAACCCATTTGGTATATCTACTTTTGATAATATCTATAGCGAATGGAGATATAAACACTTAGTAAAAGAAATACTTCTTACAGGGGTAGCTAAAGATTTGTCAGGAACACCTATTTTCTATGTACCACAATGGTTATTAGAAGAAGCCGAGGAAGATCCTAGCGGTTGGCAATCCAAGTATATTAAAGATCTTGATACACAAGCAGCAGCATTACATAATGGAGACCAATCTTTTATTAGATTACCTTCTGATCCTCATGAAGGTTCTAATAGTATGAGAGAGTTTGAAGTTAAATTCTTGGGTTAATAATTAGCCCCTTGCTATAGAAATATAGTAAGATAATGCATCTAATTGCTGGAAAATCTTGTTAAACTAACCTACAATACTTATTGGTGACAATGAGCGACCTGTAACAATGGTTAGGTAGAGATAATCAGCAGCGAAGAATCTTTTAAAAAGATTAACGTTCAACGACTATCCGAAAGGAGTAGAGGTTAAGTAACCTCGAAATGGTGCATACCTTAGCAAGGTGTAATAAAAATACATTAGTTGAAGGTAAAGATATAGTCTAGCCTAACGTGAGAGCGTTAGAAGTTCATAAGAGAACTGGTATAGAGTAACGACCTATATTGAATATTGCGGTAGAAGGTGGCGGAAAGGCTTTTGATTTAGTTGCAATACTAGAGCAAAGTAAAAAAGCTATATACAATGCTTTTGGTGCACAAGCTTTAATATCTGGTGAGAATGGTGGTGGTTCTTATAACCTTATTGAAGGTCAGAATAGTATCCATGCTTATACAGTTAAAAGAAATGTATCTATTATAGAAGAAGTTTGGAATAAAACTATAATTCCTCGACTTTTCAAATTCAATCAATGGAATATAGCTCCTCAAGATATGCCTAAATTAAGAGCTGATGGATTTGAAGTTAGTCTTGATGAATTCTCTAAAGGTATACAACGTATTGGTACAGCTGGTTATTTACCTAAATCTCCTGAAGTTATTAACCATATATTACAAACGCTTAATATTCCTTATGAAGTAGATGAGGATATGAGTATGGAAGAACTAGCTACATTATTACCAGCTAGTACTAGTAAATCTGGAAAAGGTGATGGTACAAGTGGTACAGGAAATTCTCAAGCTGGACACGGGGACGGAGTAGAGAATACAGGTTAATAGATAAAGAACCTCTTAATTTGACTTAGGTTAGAAAATATTGTATTATATACCTAGTCCACAAGAGGTTCTAATTGTTTATAATTGACAAATAATTAATTTTATGTTATTATATCTTACATAGGAGCTATTATGGCTTACAATTCCAAAGATAATGATTTAAGAAAAGCTGAGGAAGAACTATTAGAAGAAGAATCTATCTTACAAGATTATTTAGATACTATTGAAAAATCTTTAATATCCTCTGAAGAAGATATAGAGATTGAAAAAGGAAAGACTAGTCAAGTATCTAAAGACTCTAAAGGTAATTTAGTTTATAGGGGTATTAAATTTGCTGGATATAGCAAACCTCGTAAATCAGATAATCCTAAAAAAGATAGAATGGTCTTAGTTAAGAAAGGCGATGAGGTTAAAATTGTTCGCTACGGTGATGCTTCTATGAAGCAAAATTATAGCAAAGAAGCTAACAATAGATTTTATGATCGTTTTGGAGGAAGACCAGAAGCAAATGATAAATTCAGTGCTACTTATTGGTCTTTACGTGATTTATGGCCTAGAGGTGCATTAAAAGGAAAAGGTGCGAGACCTTTAACCCCTCTTAAAAAATCAGAAGATATCGAAGGAGAGAGTTTGGATAATGAATTAGAAGATTTTGTTCCAGTAGTTCCAGAGGTAAGAGATAACGCTATTCCTGTTACAAAAAGTCTCGATGAAGAAGAGATGATAGCGATTGAACCTTTATATATCACTGTAGGAGAATCAGATGCTCACGGTGATGGTATTACAGAAATAGAATTAGATAAGATGATTGATAACTTTAATAAGAATATAGATAATATTAAAGGTAATATTCATCATCAAGTAATGGTAGAGGATTTTAAACCTATTAAAGCTTATAGATTACCTTTAAGTGCTTATGTAGGAGACCCCGATGTCCCAGAGAGTTTATCCTTGATTGAAAAAGGACAACCTGTAGTTGAGGTTCAGTTTTATAATAAAGCGTCTTGGGAAAAACGTAAATCAGGTTTCTTAAAAGGTGTCTCAATAGGAGCAAAAGGTAGACGTATCCCTAACCCAGATTATGAAGGAGATGATTAAGATGCCTAAGAATACAAAAGCTAAATATCTTCTTGAAGATATAACCTTTGATCATGAGGAAGCCCATTTAGCTTATACATTAGGTTCCGGTGCTGCTAGTGGTAAAAATAAAGCTTTCCTATTTAAAGGGGAAGATACAGTAGAAGAAAATTTAGATGAAGAATCTATAGAGTTTTTAAAAGCTATGAAAAAAGAAGGTTCTGAGAAATTACCTGCTAGTGCTTTTGCATATACACCTGATAAAGAAAAACCCTCTACATGGAAATTACGTATAGATGATGCAGACCATACTAGAAGCGCAGTAGCAGCTTTAGGTAAAGGTATGATGGGTAATAAGGTGGAAATACCTTCTAAAGATTTAAAAGCTGTCAAGAGTAAAGTCAGAGCAGCATATAAGAAATTCTATCCAGATAACGAAGTACCTAATGTACTTAAAAGTTTGGAAGAAAATGAATCTGGTTTGATGCTGGATTCGGATAACGCCAATTCTGGCATCAATAAAACTAATAAGGAGACTGAAATGTCCGAAATTACAAATGAAGAGCTTATTCAAAAAGCTGCTGAAGCTCAAGTAGAAGAACTACTTAAAGCTAAACAAGAAGAACTACTTAAAGCTGCTAAAGCTGAATGGGAAGCAGAACAAGCCTCTATCGCATTAACTAAATCACATACAGATATCTTGAAAGGTCTAGATTTTATTGCTGAAGACCAAGTAGAAGCTATTGTAAAAGCTACTGTAGTAGAAGGTGGGGAATCTATCCTTAAAGCTCTTGAAGCTGCTGGTCAAGCTGTTGAACTATCTAAAGCTGCTGAAACTAAAGCTAAAGAAGATTTGAATAAGTTTAAGGAAGACTTCTCTGTTACTGAACAAGTACAAGCTGAAGTTAAAGAACTATCTTTTAAAGATAAAAAAGCTGCTGCAGTAGAGAAAGCTCTACAAGCTCAAACTAAATAATTTAATTTAATATTCTAATAAGGAAAAATATAATGACTAAATTTTCATTCAATGATTCTGTAGTAGTTCTTGGTTCTCTTGATCTTATCGGCTACCCACACGATAGCGTAGAAGTTACTGTTACTGCTACTATGAAGCAAGGTTCTCTTCTTAAAGCTGATGGTACTGAAGCTACTAAAGCGGAAGCTGCTGATGTTGTAGGTGCTATTGATGACCTAGAACTTATGAACAAATTACGTTCTGCTGCACACACAGTACCTGTAGGTTCTAAGGTTTTGGTTTCTGTAGCAAAAAGGGGTTGCATTCTAAACGATAAAGTGCTACAATATAAGGACGGGAGCAAGATTGATGATGCTGGAAAAGCAGCTCTAGCCCCTACTAATAAATTTGCATCTGTCGGTGACGACGCTACTATCGTTTAATATAAAGGAGAACATATACAATGTCAATTAAATCTACTGGTTATTCTTTCGAAGACTTTTCTGAACTTACTGAGCTAGTGCCACGTATTCCTAAACTTCTTGGTGAACTTGGTCTTTTTGCAGAAAGCACTTACCACCGTGGTACTCTTATTGAGGTAGAGCGTGTTGAAGACGGTGTTGATGAGATTCTAGCTCAATCTCGTAATGGAGATCGTAATTTCTCAGGTGGTGAGGTTGCGATTCAGGTTCCATTTAAGATTCCTTTCTTCCCTCTTGACTCTAAGCACTTTACGGCTGCTGATGTACAAGATATGCGTGATTTTGTAGAAGACCCTAACATTCCTATGACTATGCAACGTCGTATGGATCGTGCTCGTGCTCGTCTAGCTCGTTCTCACTCTGTTCTTTCAGAGCGCGCTCGTTATAAAGCACTAAAAGGTACTTCTTACGCTCCAAATGATGCTTCTTGTCAAGTTGTTTACGCTGAGAAATTTGATGTAGTTTCAAAAGTTAAAGCTCAATTTGAAATTGATCTAACAGACGCTAATACTGACCCACGTACTACTATTGAAGCTGAAGCTCGTAAACATATCCAAAAGTATGCTGGCGACCAAGCT